CCAAAAACTTATTATCCAAATGTCTAATTTATCTAGAGGAAAATACGCACAATTTATATCTGATCGTTCTGGTCAAGCATTTCCATATACAGAAATGGTTATTGAATGGAATGGTGCACGTGTGCATACATCAGAGTTTGAAGCAAAACATCCACAACTAGATCCAAAACCAACTACTGCAGATGGTCAAGGTTTAAGAAATGCAAGACCACAAACTTTTACACTTGCTTCTGGTGGTGGCGGTGGAATAGCTGTAGATTTAACCTTGCCAGCACCTTTTTCTTTTAGTACAAATTCAAATAGTATGGTTCCTGAAAATGGAAGTGAGATTAATATAAAAAGGGAAGCACGAACTAATTTAGGGAAGGTTACAATAACAATATCATGACATACGCTGAACTAGTACAAAAAATTAGAGACTATACAGAAGTTAGTTCAAATGTTTTAACTGACTCTATTACAAACGATATTATTCGAGATGCAGAATTAAGAATAATGAGAGATATAGATGTTGATGCAAATAAAAGATATGTAACAGCTCAAGTAATTTCGGGAACAAGATTTATTGATACACCTGAAAATACTATGGTTATTAGATCAGCTCAAATTGTAGATTCTGATGGCGTAGGTGCGGCTGATAATAGAGAATTTTTACAATGGAGAGATTCTAGCTTTATGTCTGAATTTAATCCTACTAATGCTCAAGGTGTTCCAAAATACTATAGCTGGTGGGATGATAATACAATAGTACTGTCTCCGACTCCAAATGCTACTTACACAATTCAGTTAAATTATATCTTGAAACCAGAGACTTTATCTAGTACAAATACACAAACATATATTAGTCAACAATTTCCCAATGGCTTATTATATGCATGCTTAGTTGAAGCATTTTCATTTTTAAAGGGGCCAAATGATCTCTTGCAATTATACGAAGGAAAGTATAAACAAGTATCAGAAGGCTTCTCTATAGAACAAATGGGAAGACGAAGACGTGATGAATATCAAAGTGGTGTTCCTCGTGTCGGTGGTAAATAATAATAAGGAGAAAAAACTATGGCTATTACACAAGCAATTGCAAATTCTTTCAAAAAAGAACTATTGGAAGGTGAGCATAATTTTGGTACTGGTGACGACAAGTTTAAGATTGCTCTTTATCTATCTTCAGCTACTCTAAACTCAGCAACAACTGCATTTACAGCTACAGGAGAAGTTTCAAATACAGGTCAATACGCTTCTGGTGGCGGGTTACTTGTAAATGCTGGAACTTCTATAACAGCTGGCGTCGCAAGAGTTGATTTCGCAGACAGGTCTTTCACTGGTGTGACATTAACTGCTAGAGGAGCTTTAATCTATAACACTTCTGCAACTGCAACTAATGCAGCTGTATGTGCTTTAGATTTTGGATCAGATAAAACAGCGACCGCAGGTGTTTTCACAATTCAGTTTCCAGCAGCTACATCAACAGCAGCGATTTTAAGAATCTCTGGTTAGTACATAGGAGTTAAAATCCTATGGCATCAGGAACTTGGAGCACTGGCTTTTGGGGTCAAAACCAATGGAACGATTCAGCTAATCCTACTTTTACATTAACTGGGGTAAGTTTATCTGGTGTTCTTGGTACAACTACAGAAGCTGCAGGTGAAATAAATACAGGTTGGGGACGTATTGAATGGGGCATTAATGCCTGGGGTGAATTTGGTACTGCACTTCCAACAGGAATAGGTGCGTCTTTTAATATAGGAACTATTGCTACTCAAATCGATGTTACTGCAACCAACTCTACAAATAATAATCAAACAATAACAGGTGCACTTGGAAGTGTAGCAGTTGATATTACTGTTGTAACTTTTCCAACTGGTTTACCGGCTACTACAACTTTAGGAACAGCAGATGCTGGTCCTGATGCAATGCTTACAACTAATCATGCAACAATGAGTCTTGGAACCATTGATGCATATAATCAAACAGGTTGGGGTAGACAACAATGGAATGTAAATGCATGGGGCGTTGAAGGTCAATACGCAACTGCAATTCTAACTGGTATTTCAATGACTGCAGCTGCAGGAACTTTAGCAGCTACAGGTAACGCAAATATAACTGCTAATACTTTAAATGTTGCTGCAGCTACATTAGGTGTTGTTGATCCTGCTCCTGACGCTGGAGTAACTGGTAACTTTATGATTGGTGCTACCGGTCAATTAGGAATGCAAGGTGATGTTCCACAAGATGTAACTGGTATTGCAATGTCTGCAGGTTTAGGAAGTGTTGTAGCAGTTCCTGGACAAGAAGTATCTTTAACTGGACTACCTGGTTTAGCTAGAGTAGCTTCTGTTACACCTATTATTCATGTAGATGTTTTAGTTACAGGAAATGCCTTGACTATAGCACAAGGTTCTGGTAGTGCTTTAATCTGGAACGAAGTAAACACGGGAACAGCTCCCCTAACACCTCCAGGATGGCAAGAAGTAGCTGCATAATAAGTTTGACACAAACTCAAATTTTTAGTAAATTAAACGCAAATAAGGAATTTAAATTATGGCAAACTCAACATCAGCTAGTTTAAAATTAACAGTACAAGCAACTGGAGAAAATTCAGGAACTTGGGGACAAATTACAAATACTAACTTACTAATTCTTGAACAAGCAATTGGTGGTTATGACGCATTTAACGTAACTAACGCATCTAGAGCGTTAACTTTTACAAATGGTGCTTTATCAAATGGTAAGAATGAAGTTATTAAATTAACAGGAACACTTGAAGGTAATTTAAATGTTACTATCCCTAACTCAGTAGAAAAAACATACATAGTTGAAGATGCATGTAATCATGCTAATTTTACATTAACTTTTAAAACTGCATCTGGAACAGGTGTTGCTTTATGTGAAGGTCACACTTACACTTTATATTCTGATGGAACTAATGTTGTAAAAGCAGGTGAACATAAAAAATGGAGAGCAATTTCTGCAGCTGAAACAGTTCAAGCAGGTGCTCAAGTTTTAGTAAATACAAATAGTGGAGCAGTTACAGTAACGCTTCCAGCATCACCATCTTTAGGTGATCAAGTAAATTTTGTAGATCAAGGTTATGATTTTCAAACTAACGCACTAACTGTTGGTAGAAATTCTTCTAATATAGCTAACTCAGCAGCTGATCTTGTAGTTAATACTCAAGGTGCGGCTTTTGGATTAGTGTATTCTGGAGACGCTACAACAGGATGGACTTACACGGAGAAATAATATGGCAACTAACGCAAACTGGACAATAATATTTGAAGATAAAGCAATAGTTAAAAATTATGCAGAAGGCGCTGATGAAGGTGTTGGATACAAAATTGATGATGATGCTTTTTGGAATCAATCAAAATTTGCAAATATTTGGGCTATTCAATATGACACTACTAATACTTCTGATGAAGTAGAACATAGAGATGAAACTCCTCATTGTAGTTATGCAGATGCAAATTTAGGTGATGTAAGTCAATTTAGTAATAAATGGGATTCAGCTCACTTATCTCAATTACAGTCAGATTGGGATAAAAATACTTTATTAATTGAAGATCCAGAAGGATCAGAAACTTTCAGAGATGAAACACAATCGGAGAAAATTGCTAGACTAGGCGCAAGACCTACATCATATTCTTCGTAGGAGAAAAAATGGCAAATTACGAAGCAACAAAATATGATTATTCAGGGGCGAGCCTTACCGGTATTGAAGGAATTCCTACAGCTACTATTATACCTTGGTCAGATTCTTCTGTGCCAACAGGATATTTAGAATGTAATGGTCAAGCAGTTTCTAGATCAACTTATTCTGCCTTATTTGCAATTGTGGGTACAACTTATGGAGCTGGTGATGGATCATCTACTTTTACTTTACCTGACCTACAAAACAAATGTGTAATAAGCAAATCTAATAACAAAGCTTTGGCGTCAACAGGTGGAGCAGAAACAGTAACATCAACTGGAAACGTTGCTGGATCAACAGCTAACGCCACTCTATCTACACCTCAACTTGCTTCTCACTCACATTCAGGAGGAGCTAATAATAATGGTGGTGGTTACTGGCCATCTTCTGTTGGAAACTCTACGGGTTTTAAAGGTGGAGGTAATACAGGTAACGCAGGTTCAGGCGGTGCTCATTCTCACAATATGAGTGCTAATTTTAGTGGTGATGCAACTTCAATTGTACAACCTTATTTAACAATTTTATATATTATAAAAACTTAAAAATTATGTCAAATTACGAAGCAACAAAATATGATTTTAACGCAGCGAACCTTAGTGGTATTGAAGGAATTCCCACAGCAACCATAGTTCCTTGGTCTTCGTCGTCTGTACCAACAGGATTTTTAGAATGTAATGGAGCAGCAGTTTCAAGATCAACTTATTCAGCTTTATTTGCAATCGTGAGTACAACGTATGGAGCCGGTGATGGCTCATCTACTTTTAATTTACCTAACCTACAAGATAAAGTAACAGTTGGAAAATCTAATAATAAAGCTTTAGCATCAACAGGTGGAGCAGAAACAGTAACATCTACTGGAAACATCGCAGGTTCTACAGCGAATGCTACTTTATCTACACCTCAACTTTCTTCTCACTCACATCCAGAAGGTCTTGGTTTTCCAGGTAGTCCAACACAATACCCAAATGGTAGTGATGGTGCTAACTCCTCAAATGTAAACAGCTCAGGTTCAGGTGGAGGTCACTCTCATAATATGAGTGCGAATTTTAGTGGTGATGCAACTTCAGTTTTACAACCTTATTTAACTGCTATATACATTATAAAAACTTAGGATAAAATTATGGCAAATTACGAAGCAACAAAATACGATTTCGACGGAGCAAACCTTACTGATATTGAAGGAATTCCTACAGCTACTATTATTCCTTGGACAGATTCTTCTGTACCAACAGGATATTTAGAATGTAATGGTCAAGCAGTTTCTAGATCAACTTATTCCGCATTATTTGCAATCGTAAGTACAACTTATGGAACTGGAGATGGTTCATCTACCTTCAATGTTCCTAATTTAGCTGATAACGTTCCTGTAGGAAAATCTAATAACAAAGCTTTAGCGTCAACAGGTGGAGCAAACACAGTTACGTCTACTGGAAACATCTCAGGCTCAACAGCTAACGCTACTCTATCTACACCTCAACTTGCTTCTCACAGTCATGGAAAAGGTAAAAGTACGCCAGGTCTTAAAACTAGGAACTCCAACCCAGGAGGATTTAATAAAGCTGCAGCTAACCCAACAAATACAGGTAACGCAGGTTCAGGTGGAGGTCACTCTCATAATATGAGTGCGAATTTTAGTGGTGATGCAACTTCCATTTTACAACCTTATTTAACAATTTTATATATCATAAAAACTTAATTATTATAAAAGCATCCAAGAAGTCAAAATATATTTTTCACCAGTAAGAGGAGGATTACCTCTATGTAAATATGGAAAGGCGGCAGGCCAAATAACTATTCTACCTGTTTTAGGTTTTACTCTTTTAGAAAAATGTAAAAATTCTGTTTCTCCTCCTTCTTCAACATCATTTAAATATATAGAAAAAACAAACGCACGGGGTTCGTTTTCAAATCCTTTACCATGTTCAATATGCCAAACATGGTAACCTTCTGTTGGTAAAGTTTTTTGTATTTTCAAACATGTAAAATTAAAAGGTTTTCCGTCATAAGCTTGATCTGCTCCTGTATTTTTTATATAATGGTTCCAAGCTAAATCATAATTTACTACTATAGATTTTAATGTTTCCCACCACACATTTATATTGTGTGGATTTGCAAATAATTGTTGATCTTGTTTATCTAAAATAGACGACTGTTCTCCATTAATTCTATTTACTGTATTATTAAATTTATTTTGATCTTCATATAACTGTATTGCTTTTTTACATTCTTCTTCAGTAATGTAATTATCATACACTCCAATAAAATTGGTTATGTTAACTTTTTTGTCTTTCATTTTTTTCTCTTATTTTTTCATTATACTTAAATTGATTTTTTGGTGCAATGTTGAATACTAAACTATATCTATTTTTTTCTCCTTCATACTTATCAAATCCATGTAATATTTCAGGTGGAAATATATAATAATCACCTGGTTCTGGAGTTATTTTTAAATTTAATTCAGGGAGTATTAAATCACAACCTTTTGTTAAATACAATACACCATGCACACAATCGTGTTTATGATAATCTAAACTATCTCCTTTTTTAATTTCATTACCCCAAGCATTTGCAATGGTTTTTTTTTCAAGAAAGTGTTTAAACAACTCATGGTGGGTAACTTGATATTTATTTATTAAATAAGTTATAAAATTAATAAAATCTTTTTTGTCTATAAAGTGACACCAGTCAGTCATACTTCCTCTTACATTAACGTAGTTTGATAAATCTTTACTTAAATTATTTTTAATTTCTAATATAAAATTATGTAAAATATCTAAATAAGGATAGTTACCAAATATAATATTAACACTCCTTGGATAGGTTACAGTAAAACTATTTTTATGTTCGTTTAACTTATTGTTTGTTAGTAAACTAATCATTTTTATTTTTTTTCTCCAGTTTTTTTAAAATAACTATCATATTTATGATGTGCAAAAGGTCCATTTTTATTTACATAATGAAAAAAAATTTGAGCCATACCTTCTCCTTTATAAACTCCAGGTCTCCAATGTTTTTGATCACATCCTGCATATAAAATAGCATCTCCTTCTTCTAATTCAAATTTTTTACCTTCAACAACAATAGGCCAGTTATCATATTTTTTTATACAGGCAGTAACAGATATCTCACATGAAGGTCTATCAGTATGTTTAGCTAATGTTCCACCATGTATGTAATATCTCCAATATGCATAAGTTGGAAATAATTTTAATTTAGAATTTTTTTCTACCAAAGATAATTTAGTATCTAATAAAGCGGTCATCAACGGATCTTCGTACCATGCGGGAGAAAAAGATTGATCATCGATTGTATGATCTCTATGAGAATCTAGTTTATTATAACAATATTTTTGAAGAGTATTTAACTCTTCTTTTTTAAAAAATTGTTTTATTAATTTATTTTTTATTCTAGCCATGCAACAATACTATACCTTGTTCCTTTTGTAATGGGTTGAATACCATGAGGATACATAAAATTACTAGGAAAAAATACAATAGATCCCTTACCGAGTTTTAGTCTTTTAATTTCGTTTTCTTTTTGATCTGTAAAAATTAAATCCCCTCCTTTATAATCATTATTCAAATTCATTATAATACTTAAATGTCGAGGTACGTTTGTAAAATGATCGGTGTGTGTATTATATTTTCCACCAACACCATATTTCAATAAATCTATTTGATTAATTTTATCACTTGCCATTTTAGGAAATTTAACTTTATAAAAATAATATAATCTTTCTATTTCTTGTTTTATAAAATTCCAATAAAATATATCGGTAGGACTCTCGTTATGTTTTAAGTGATAACCTTTTACATTTCTTACTTCTTTATTTAAGCCACCAGCTACTTTCATATTTTTTTTAGCTTTGTTTTTTGTTAAACATATTATTTTATCCATAAAATATGGATCAATTATATTGTCTAATTTAACAATTGTTTCTAAATGGTCCATTATATTGATACTTTCATTTTCTTTATTTATAAGATATAAAGCATTATATGCTGCAAAAATTAAATTTCAAGCCTGGTTTTAACAAAATGGTCACAGATTCAGGAGGAGAATCTCAGTGGGTTGATGGTGATTTTGTTAGATTTAGATATGGATTACCTGAAAAAATAGGTGGTTGGAATCAATTATCTATTGCAGGTGAAACCTTACCCGGAGTGGCACGTGCTCAACATACTTGGACATCTTTAAATGGTGAAAGATATGCAGCTATTGGAACTTCACAAGGTTTGTTTTTATATTACGGAGAACAGTTTTTTGATATCACACCATTGGACACAGCTATAACAGGATGTACATTAACTACAGTTAATGGTTCAAATGTTTTACAAGTCAATAAAGGATCACATGGATTAGAGGTTGGAAGATATATAACACTATCGGGAGTAACAGTTACAGGTGCATCAGATTATACAACAGCAGAATTAGAAGTAGCTTATGAAATTTTAACAGTTGCAAATTCAGATAAGTTTACAGTTCAAGCAGTAAGAAATGAAGGAGGATCTGGTATGACTGCAGCAGGAGCTGCAACAGTTAATCCTTATGAACAAGTCGGACCGCCCATTCAAACACTTGGTTATGGTTGGGGTACTTCTACATGGAACACTTCTACTTGGGGAACAGAAAGAGATACAAGTTCTGTAACTCTGGCACCAGGAAACTGGAGTCTTGATAACTATGGTCAAGTTCTTGTTGCAACAATTAGAGATGGTAAAACATTTACTTGGAACGCAGGTGCAGGAAACGCTAGAACAATTAGAGCATCCACAAGTACATCTGGTGCTTCAACCTCAGCTAATCCAACAGCATCAAGATTAACTCAAGTCTCTGATAAAGATAGGCATTTATTTCATTTTGGAACTGAAACAACAATTGGTAATGCATTAACTCAAGATCCAATGTTTATAAGATTTTCTAATCAAGAAGATTTAAATGATTATGCACCTACTGCTGTTAACACTGCAGGTACATTTAGATTAGATAAAGGAAATAGAATAGTTGGAGCAGTATCTGGTAAAGACTATACTTTAGTTTTAACAGATAGCGCTGCTTATGTAATTCAATTTGTTGGTCCACCTTTTACATTTAGTATTAGACAAATTGGTTCTAACTGTGGATTAATTTCACAACACGCATTAACATATTCTGATGGTAAAGTATTCTGGATGTCAGGAGAAGGTGGTTTTTTTGTATTTGATGGTACGGTTAAATCATTACCATGTTTAGTTGAAGATTTTGTTTTTACAACAAAAGGAAATAATTTAGGAATAAACTTTAATGCAACAGAAACAATTTATGCAGAACACAATACTCTTTATGGCGAAGTAAACTGGTTTTATCCAAAATCTGGCTCAACACAAATTGATAGATGTGTTACCTATAACTACGGAGAAAATGTTTGGACAACTTCATCACTAGCTAGAACTACATATGTTGATACTGGAGTTTTTGATGTACCTTACGCAACAGAATACAGCTCTACATCTTTACCTGTGTTTGCAGATATTTTAGGTATTACAAATACATATGGAGCAACTACATACTATGCTCATGAAGTTGGAACAGATCAAGTTAATAGCTCAGGTACAACTTCTATTAATGCATTTATTGAATCTGGAGATTTTGATATTACACAAGTTAGAACTAGACAAGGTCAAGCAACAGGTGCGGTTGACTATAGAGGAGACGGAGAATTCTTTATGTCAGTAAAAAGATTTATACCTGACTTTAAAGTTCTTACAGGTAATTCAAAAATTACATTACTATTAAATGACTATCCAAATAATACTGCATCTAGCTCACCTTTAGGTCCATTTACAATTACAAGTTCTACTGATAAGATAGACACTAGAGCAAGAGGAAGATTGGTATCTATTAAAATAGAAAATGATAGCACAGGTGAGACTTGGAGATATGGAACTCTAAGACTCGATGCTCAACCAGATGGAAGAAGATAATGGCAAAAGTAGTAGTTAGTATACCAGAACCTTCTCAAGAATATGATGTATCAAATCAAAGACAAATTTTAGAAGCTCTTGACACTTTAAAAAATCAACTTAACTTTTCTTTTCAACAAGATTTAAAAAATGAAGAAGATCAAAAGGAGTGGTTCTTAGGTGGCTAATTTTTATAAAAGTACAACATTTGATTTAACAACAGCTAATCTAACAACAGTATTAAGTATTTCTACGTCTGCTATTGCAATTGTTAAAACAGTTCAAGCAGTTCATGATACGGCTAGTAATGTGGATACTCATGTAGTTTTAAAAAAAGCAGGTGGTTCAGATGTTAAAATTTCATACGAAGAACTTAACAAGGAAACACAAAACATGTTAAAAGCACCTTTAAATATGGAAGGTGGTGATGTTTTAAAAATACAAGCAGGTTCAGCAAACGAGATCACTGGACAAATAAGTTATCTTTTGATAGATAGATCTCAAGAAAATGGATAAAGATAAATTAAAACATACTCACGATAACGGCATTACTCATTCTCATGAGGGTGGAGATGTTTCACATACACATGATATACCTAAAATAGATTGTGTAACTAAAACAACATACAGAAATACTAAAACCGGAGAAGTGTCTAACGAGAAAGTAGAAGGACCTGATATTGTACAAGATGTTACAGTTCAAATTACTAACAAAGGTCTTGAAGTATTTCAGAAAGTAATGAATCAAAGTAATGGCAAACCAAAACCCTAGAGGCGGGACAGAATTACAATTAGAATATTTAAGCAAGCATGTTGAAACAAGCTTACTTAATCAAGTAGAAATTTGTACATCAGTTCCAGGCAAAGTACCATTACATCCAACTAAACTAAATATTCTTTGGCAAAAAAATTCTTGGGATCAACCTAATTTACATCCATGGTTTAAAGATAAATCAAATCATAATAAATATGATTGGTATATTTTTAATTCTAATTGGAACTTTGAACAGTTTACAAAAAGATTTGATCTACCTAGAGAAAAATGTGCAGTTATTAAAAACGGTATTGAAGAAGTACAACCTATTTCTACTCAATATAAAAAAGGTGATCCTATAAAAATAGTGCATCATTGTACACCTTGGAGAGGTTTATCTGTATTGTTAGGTGCTATGCAATTAGTTAAAAATCCATTAATTAGTTTAGATGTTTATTCTTCTTGTGAAGTATATGGAAAAGATTTTGCAGAAGTTAATGACAAATCATATGAGCCTTTATATGAACAAGCAAGACAATTACCTAATGTAAATTACATTGGTTATAAACCAAATGAATATATAAAAGAAAATTTAAAAGATTATAGAATGTTTGTATACCCGAGTATTTGGGAAGAGACATCTTGTATATCGTTATTAGAATCTATGTCAGCAGGTCTATATTGTATTACAACTAACTTCGGTGCTATATATGAAACCGGGGCAGAGTTTCCAATGTATGTACCTTACTCAAATGATTACAAAAGTTTAGCTAGAAAGTTTGCTGCAGCCATAGAAGCTTCTGCAGATATGCTTCATGATTCAGGCATCCAGGATCATTTAAAGATGCAACAAAATTATGTAAATAGATTTTATGATTGGCGAGCAAAAGGACAAGCATGGACAAGATTTTTGAGAGGAGCACTAAATGCAAAATAATGAACCAATATGGTTTTCTGAAAAAAAGAAAACTAATGCTAATGAAGATACTTATCAAACTGAAAAAATAGAACAGGTAGGTTCTAATTTTAAAACTATTAACGTAGGTAATATTTTAGATAAACCAAAAGCAAAGATAATGGTTTGTACTCCTTGTCATAGTGAAGTATCTATGCATTACACTCAAGCTGTATTAAAATTTCAATTAGACTGTATGCAACAAGGTATACTAGTTAGTTTCACATTACTTAAATCATCATTAGTTACTCAAGGTAGAAACTTATGTGTAGCAGAATTTTTAAATCATAAAGATCATTACGACTACTTATTATTTATAGACTCAGATATAGATTTTAATTCTAACACTATATACAAAATGATAGGTGCAGATAAAGATATTATTTCTTGTCCATATCCAATGAAAACATTTGATACAGATAAAATGTGGAGAAAAATAAAAGAAACTAATTTAGTTAAAACACCTGAGGATGTATTAAAAGCAGGTCATGTATTTCCTATTAAAATGGATAATCCACATGAAATGACTATGGAAAATGGAGTCATAAAAGTGACTCATGCTCCTACAGGATGTATGTTAATTAAAAGAGAAGTTATTGAAAAGATGATTAAACATCATCCAGAATTAGAGATATATCAACCAACAGTTATTAATGGTAAAGAGGTTAAAAAAGAAAACTTCTACAATTTATTTGATACATTACATGATGTAGAAACTAAGAGATATTTTGGTGAAGACTTTGGTTTCTGTCAAAGATGGACAGATATGGGTGGAGAAATATATATTTATGCTATGGATAATATAACTCACGTTGGCGATCATCAATACTGTGGTCGATTTTTTGATTTATTAGAAAACGCAAAACCTGTTGACGATAGCCAAAAAATCAAATAAAGTATTATATTTACAGGATTCTAAGCCTGCCAAACAGTACAAATATATTTAAATTATGGCGATATCACGAGGATTACAACCCAGACAATTAAGACGGAACGGTGGAATAACGGAAGCTGTTCCAAGACAAGGATATTTTTTAGGTAAACTTGTTAAGAGTGTTAAAAAAGGTGTTAAAGGTTTAGCTAAAGGAGTTAAGAAATTTGCTAAATCTGATTTAGGTAAAGTTGCATTATTAGGTGCTACTGCCTTTGGTATACCTGGAACACAATTTGGTGGTTTATTAGGTAGAGCTAGTATAGGTGGTGCAGCACCAAGTATCTTTGGTAAGAGTGGAGGTATCAGTGCTTTATTAGGTGGTTCAGCAGGACCAGGAGCAGCAATGTCGAATTCATTTGGTATGGCTAAAAAAGGTAATATGTTTAGTAAATTTTTAAAAGGTGGAGCAACTTTAGGAAACACAGCGAAAGTATTTGGTGGAAGTAGTTTAATAGCTGGTATGTTAGCTAAAGCAGAAGAAGGTGATGATGAAGCAGTTGCAGCAACTAGAAATGTAGATGCGTTAAGAAGTTATCTAGAAAAAGGTGCTAGAAATTTAAGAGTACCTGAAAATGAAATCTCTAAATTAGTAGAAGACAATGTTGCTGAATATACTAAAGATATGGCTAGAGGACAGATGGCTAATGGTGGTAGAATAGGTTATGCTTTTGGTACTCCAGAACAAAATGCTATACAGGCAGCCGGCATCATGGATCTACCATTAAATAAAAACCCTGCGGGAGTTACAGAATTAGACCTTAGAGAAACAGGTGGATTTATTCCTCCAGTTGGTGTAAAAGAAAAGGCAGATGACATCCCTGCGATGTTAGCAAACAATGAATTCGTATTTACAGCTGATGCTGTAAGAGGAATGGGTGAC